CCTAAGCCCAGGCCCATAGCTAATCACAAAGAGATTCGCTTGTGCGCGCTTGCGAAAGTTGCTTGGACATTTGAGCACATCATATTTCATCGTTTGAAACAGATGTCCATCAAGCATCGCACCAAGCACGAAGCGCTCAGTGATATAGCCGGAGCTTTGAGTGGCATGAAGAATGGCAGATGGTGTGAGAACGATTTAACGGCGTTCGAATTTGGCATTTCCGCTACACTTAAGGAGTGCGAGTGCGCGATCTTGCGCCACATCGCCTCGCTCATCGGCGTAGAAGACGTTGGCGAGTTGCTGTTCGAGCGTGTTGTCAAGGACAGGACGAGATCATGCGTCTGGTCGATGAGATACAAGGACGAAGCGGGGGAGAAACGCAGTTTTAGGCTGATTTTGCCGAGAGCCATGCGCGAGAGCGGTGATAGGCTCACGAGCTCAGGCAACTTCTTGCAGAATTTAATCGCTTGGGTTTCATTCTTGGTTGAGCCGGGGATGGTTGACAAAGCAATTGAATCTTTGCTTCGCACGCAAGGCGCGAAAATGTTTTACATTTCTGCGCGTGACGGCAAGAAGTATTTGGCCATGCTTGTTTTCGAGGGCGATGACACGCTAGGCCGTTTGGAAGAGCCCGTATGGGAGCCGCACCGAAGTGGCACGAATGTGAGTCTCGCTGATGATTTCTTCTTGAGATGGGGTTGGAACCCAAAATTGTCCTGGAAGAAAGTTGAGGGTTATGATTACGCCAGGGTGGTTGGTTATGATGTTTTGATCAAGGATGGCGTGGCTGTGAAAGACGGTGATTCATATGTTGCGTGTCCGGAGATGAAGAGGCTCCTGACGACCAAACAGTGGACGACCACCAGCGTCACCCCGGAAGAGTTGAAGACCTGCAATAGGATCTTTGCAGCCACCATAGCGACTGGTTTTACGCGTGTTGAGCCTTTTTACGCGTTTTTGCGCGCTATGTATGATGGCAATTCAGGCGGAAAGAACGTCTCTGACGAGAAGGTACGCGAGCATTACCTGATGATGACTGGAGAGTTGCCCGAGCATTCCTCTTGTAAGATGGGCGACGTGGCTTTCCCTGAGTTTGACGGCACTGGTTCAGACGAGTGGAAAGAGCTGGCCAGAGCCGCTTGTGGAGATTTCTCCGATTATGAATGGGCGTCTGCCTGCGCGCAGGCTGCCCACGACCGACATGGTGCTGACCTCGCAGTTGGCATGCCGGCCTCTTGGCTGGCTTAGCCTTTAA